AGCTGGCTGCTCTGTAGCTGGCTGCTCTGTAGCTGGCTGCTCTGTAGCTGGCTGCTCTGTAGCTGGCTGCTCTGTAGCTGGCTGCTCTTCTTTTTTCTTTCTCTTATCTTTTTTGGAATCTTTCTTTGGAGAAATCTTTCCATAATCTAACAAATTTGACATAACTATTCTCCTTTTTTACAATAAATCTGTCTTTTATAACATTAAAACTTAATATAATATAGGCTGGAAAAAAAGAAGTAAGTAATATATAGTAATGAATATCCTCTAAATTAAAATAAAATATAGAGATAAATCCAGCCCATTCTATAGAAACATATATTAACTTTTCTCTTATATTTCTAAAAAAAGAAAAGAAAATAAATTGATCGTAATAAAATATACTTTGCCTCATAAATAAAAATAAAACAAGAGGAAGGGTATGTATTTCACTTAATAGTATGAGTGATGGCACTATAAGTAAATTTTCTAACACTATAGGTATATTATGAATATGATTCTTAAAATGTGTAACTGTATATACCCAACTCCCTAACCACCATGGGAAAAATACCAAAGATGCTATACATATTAATACTCCTATTGCCATTATTCTCCAGTTTTTAACTTTTGTTATAGCTATCAATCCTATGCTAGGTTTAACAAACCATAAAGCAGGAATAGCTACGAGAAGTATTGACCATTGACAATAATGTACAGCTGATGCAAAACTTACACTACTAAAGGTAATCAATGTACTATAAAATCCCTCGTTTTTAACTGTATTGAATGCTATTATATAAGTAGGTATAGCTAAAAATAATGGTCCTGCTAGTTTACCTAAATATATCCAAGGGATTGAAAATAAAATAGCAGGCATAGGGTAATAAAGATAATCGTTAAGAGGATAATCTTTTGTAACTGGAAAATAAAGATAAGGATTTTTTCCTTCTATTAAAAATTCTGCTGCTTTTATCCCCCAAGTAAAATCACCTGCTTGTTTTAGATTACTCAAAGATACAAAGAATACGATAGTACTGATTAAAAGAGCTGTTGCATGGTAAACCCTTTTCATTCTTTTGTCAATTCTATTGCTAAAGTTTGTTGTGAGTGCGTACTAATTTTTTCTTGTTTTACAACAAGAAAACCTGCACTTTCGCACAAATATTTAAGTGTTTGTGGCGTAAATCCAGTTTTATGAAATTCACCATCATGATTCTGATTTCCAAAAATAATATCTAACTCCCACCCTCTTGAATTTTTATGCCTCAACCAATGAAGGACACACCATTCGAGATCTGGAACCCAGATTGTAACTTTTCCTTTAATTTTTAGTACTCTATACCATTCTCTTAAAGTTTTTTCGACATCTCTTTTACCTATGTGTTCAAGAGAATGAGAACTAAATATTTCATCCACTTCTCCTTCTTCATAAGGCAAATCCCACATAAAAGCTTTTACATTAGCTTCTGTATAAGGATCTACGCCTACCCATCCATCGTTATTATGTTTTTGACCACTTCCTATATCGAGTTTAATAGTCATTTTGTAACTCCTTTATACTTCAATAATTCTGACCTAACATCAGATAATTCCTCTCTTAGTGAAAAATTTTCTTTATGTAATTTATCTAACTGAATAGATAATTTAGCATTTCTTTCATGACAAGATTCTTCCCTTTCTGTACAATCTTGAATTGATTTCATCAGATCTTTCCTTAAATCTCCTTCTGTACTTACATCAACTTCTTTATTTTTAATATTCCATATACCTAGAGCAACTAATAAAAATAAAATAACTGTTATGTAAGTAGGCAAAGCATCAAGAGGCAGGAGGGAAAGAATCTCTATCATCTTTTCCTCCATTCTCAATAATTTGTTTTTTTAATTCATACTTTCTACTTTCGAGAGTCTGTACCCATATCCCTCTTAAAAATACAAAAACGATGATAAATAAAGATAATAATTCTTTTTCTTGAGGTAATCTAGGTTCATTAAATAGATCATATGCTATAAAGTATGTTTCGTATATAATAATGAGTAAATAAGAGAAAACATGAGTAAATTCTATTTCTAAAAAATACCCAGTTCTATCAATTATAGAAGTAATAGTGTAAAATATTACATACATTATAATATATGATTCTATACTACCAAAAGTTAAATCCTGGTAAATTAAGAAAATAACCCAAAATAAGGTAATAAAATATATTAAAAAAGAATAAAAGTTTTTATTATTATAGAATAACGATAATATTTTATCAAAAATTTTATTAAATATAATAAACATAGTTTTATTCTCCGCATATACAAGATTTTCTTATTTTTCCATATTTCCCTACAAATTCTCGATTTAGATCATAAGTAAGAACTTTCCATATGAATCTCGTATAGATGGTAGAATTTGATAAGTAAAATAGATAATTTTTTACATTATAGAAATTTATAATCATATTATCGAATAAATTATACATAGAAGGTACAAGTATCAAACAATATGCTATAATTAAAAAAATGTATTGTTTTTTTACAAATCCTACGAATATAAGAAATAATCCTATAATATTTGAAGTAATGAATAAAGTAGAAAAACTTGTATCAACGAAACCTTTAATGTCAATTAAATAGAGCAGTACTATGATGAAAGTATATGTAAAAGACCATATCTCGGTATTTATAATCATAAATACTGAGCAATTGAATACTCTTTCTAAAAAAATTTTTATTTTATCCATAATTAACCTCTAACTTCTAATACTATTTGCTTTTTTAGCTATAGCATACGAGTATGTTTTACCTGGTACAGCCCACTTACCATTAAATCCATCTAATGTTTTCGCTACCCCTCTATAATTGTCTGGAATTGAGTGTGTATACTGAGTATACTGCTTTTGTATTTCATTCATTTCTTCATTTTTTAAAGCATACAGTAACATATGGGCTACATGTGATTTAATAGATTCTTCCCAAGAAGAAAAACTTTTTCCTCTATAATAAATGTTATCTTCTTTATTATAAGCCCATAGTTCATCTTCTCCTTCTGGAATAGAATCTATTGATTGGCCCCATACTCCTAATCCAGCAGGATTTCTCCTCGGTCTTGCAGCCCACCAAGATGAGAAATTTGCTGTCTCATGCATATTTTGAGCTATCGCTAAAACCCAGTTTAATCCTACTTCTCTACAATATTTTCTATAAAAGTATATAATTATTGCTAAATCGTAAGTTGTGTATTCTCCATTATCATACTTGATTATATTTGTTAATACTGTATTTGCAGATATGTGACAATCCGACAATAGTAGAGAATTATGTTGAAATTTTGAATTAATTACCACTTCTTCAGACGGTTCTTTAGTTTCAGGCATTAGTTCTTCTATTAAACTACTATGTATAAATCCGATTCCAGCAGAATGATGTATCCATGCATTATTACCTTCTATAGATTCACCTTCTACAGATGTATCATAAGGGAATGTTTCACCAGGATATAATTTTGCACTACCGTCTAATGCTATTGGATAACTAGTTCCAGGACCCTCCCTGATAGCTGCAAAATCTATTCCTGATTTTATAGTATATTGATTATCAATAAAAGAGTGTACCTCTACAAAGTCTTTATTCGTATATTCATAATACTTTTCTTTAATCCAGTATTTAGTTACAGAAGATCCTGGGCATGTTTTATCTGAGAAATCTCTGTGAAAATACAATACCTGATCTATACTTTTCTCCATTACGTTGACTAAAGAACTCATTACTAATAGAGTATATTCCAAAATTTTACCAGAAGGAGGAGAATTATCGTAATTTCCTACCATTTCTATACCTATGGAATAACTCCAATTTCCGTTTTCCCAATAACCAGAATTACCTTCTCCTGCATGTATCCCTACTTCAGATAATGGTGTAAATAACCATATTCCATCTGGAGCAATATATAAATGAGGAGCAGAAGTCCACCCTAACCCATTATAGTATGACTGCATACCTTTCATGGTAGATAGACCATTCCAGCTTTCTACCGTAGGTTTCCAAGTATGATGAAGAACAATTCTTGATGGTTTAACTTTACCAAAATCATAATCCGAGATATAATTTAACCATTGCTCTTTATTTAACTTTTCTCCTATCATAGGAGGATTACCTTGAGTAGTATAATATTTTTTATCTAGCATTTATTCCTCCAATAATTGATTTGCTCTTATGGCTATATTATTACCATAATTCAAACCTGGAACTGCCCATGTACCATTCATAGAATTAGGAGTATCGAAAGTTCCATAATTTAATTCATATAAATTCATTAACTCTTTTTGATTTTCTGTAGCATTTTCTAATTTTACCACATAATTTAAAATAAGTCCAATATGAGAACGGATAGAATCGTCAAAATTTTTATAGGAAAATCCATGATAACATAACCCGTTTTCTAAACAAGACCAATTACTTCCTTCTTGATTATACGCCGAAATTCCATAAACACCTATCCCTGCAAAGTTCCTTCTTGGCGGTTGTGACCACCAAGATTTTAGCCAGTCCGTTTCATGCATATTTTGTCCTAAAGCTAAAACCCAGTCTACTTCTGTTAATTTTCCATAATACTCATAGGTATTTACAATTTCATATATTTGATCATAAGAATAGGAAGTTCCTCTTTTTTTAATATTTTCTACTATTACTAATTTATTAGCTAAACACTCATTTATCCAAAAAGAATTTCCTGTGTAATTTCTTCTTAAATTTGCAGTAATGATATTACAATATTCATCGTTCTGATAGTATGTTATATCTACTGCATTATTAATTGGGATAAAACCTATACCATTAGCATGATGTATCCATCTGTCACCATTGTTTTCTACTATATAATCAGAAGCAAAACTATTACTCGATTCTTTATAATTAACTTTTGGAAAACTATAATCAGGACCTTGATAAACTTCAAGATTATTTATAGGTTGAAACCACCTCATATGATTACTGCAATGGACTTCTTCTAAAGATTGTGTAGTGTATGTAATAGTATTTGTAGAAAATAATGTATACAATAATATACTAAGAATCATCTAATCCTCCATCTCCAGGATATCCGTATAAACGTTTTTCATTTGTACCTTCTTCTTTATCACTATTATCTACTACTAAAGCATGTGTTGCTCTTTTTTTCCAATTATATAACGTTTGATTAGATACAGCAGCTAATAAAGCACTCATGACTATATTTACATCTCTATAAATAATAGAAAGAGCAAGAGAAGCTGCTACTGATACGTATACAGATAGTAATATTACATGAATAAAAGCATATCTTCTTATCCATAAAGATTTATAAAACCAAAAATGACTTTGCCATTGTAGTTTCTTCCAAGCACCTTTATTAATAGAAAAATTTCTTATACTCTTAGGTTGCGGGTATAATTCTCTTAACTTTTTAAAAATAATAGAAGCTATTACCCCCGATCCTGTTGAACTCATTATATATAAAAGTGTACTTATAGGATCTTGCATCATTTCAAATAAAATTTCATCCATAAAAAAATCTCCATTTTCTATGATATACTATACTTATCGTAAAGATAATTCTCTACTTTTCCTCTATCTGTGTCATTCAAAGCATAGTCATAGACAATCATGCTATAAATATATCCGTCAAACCAATTTCCTTCACCATCTTTTGCTATTGTAACTGATGTAGTGCTGCTTATATCATTAACTACACCTATATTACCTAACATTGAACCATTTCTATAAACAGGACCTCTTGCCCCAGGTTCCCAAAGATATGTCAATACTTGTTTATTATAATTAGCAGATATGCTAACAGTAGTACCAGAACTAAAACCTCCATTATTTTCTTGTACATTCCAGTAAAAAGATCTAGCTAGATAACCCCTTTGTCCGCCCCCAGCATAATAATGTGATAATAATGTACCACTATTGTGAGGAGTAGTTACTACAAATATAGTCATACCATTTGTATTAGAAAATAGATCAACATTTCCTATTGATAAGTAATCTCCTGTTTCAAACTCTACATAATCTGATCCTCTGATGGGCCTTCTAGCAGAATCTACTGCTGCCATTGTATAACTATTACCGCTTAGATCATACCAATTAGAAACTCTATTTGTATCTACAATGTCAAAACTACTGTCTATACCATCCCAATAAGATATTGGATTAAGTAACATCGGTGTAAATTCTACAATGGCTCCTGATACTATTGCTTTGCAATAAAGAGTTCCATCTGACAATAATCTTGCTACAGGATTTCCTGACCAATCTTTCCATTCTTGTAAAATAGTAGTCCCTGTTGCACTACTATGAGAATTTACTACTAATCCCGGATTACTTGAACCAGAGGCGTTTATAGTTAAAGAAGATAAAGTATCTATAAGATCAGTTCCTCCATCTTCATGAGTAGAAGCATGTGGTCCACTTGATCCTGTACCTCCAGAAATAGTAGTTGTAATCCAAGAAGAACTAGCAGATTCCCATACGATAGATTCTCCATCTGAAGGTGTAGTAGAAACATAAACGTAATCTCCTGTAGTCAACCATTCTCCACTTGTAGAATCCCAGTATAATATTTCTTTATCTGAAGGAGAATCATCTGTAGTTACAATATTACTCGGTTTATTTTGTATATCATCCCATGTTATAGTTCTGGCTATCCAGTTTGAACCATCTGAATATAAATATTCTCCTGATAGAGGAGTATCAGATGAAAAAACGAAGTTATCTGGTTTATTTAAAATATTGGACCATTCTACAGAACTAGAGCTTATATATTCAGTAATCCATTGAGATCCATCCCATATTATTGATTCACCACTAATCGGTGTGTCATTTATATAAACAATATTTGCGGGTATGTTCGTAATACTAGACCAGTCATTAAACATAGCTATCCAAGAACTGCTAGTACTATCCCATATAATAGATTCTCCGTGATTAGGAGTATCATTTATATAAACAATATTTGTTGGTTTATTCGTTACATTTATCCAATCAACTGAACCTGTAGCACCACCTGATACACTATCTGGTACCCACCATCCTAAACTACTATTCCACACAGGAACATTTCCTTGTGAAGGTGTACCCCACACATTTACTGTACCTGAACCTATAGTTGTATCACCAGAAATGGTAATATAACTACCTTTATGTAACCAATGTTTTAAATTTATTTTTGCATAAGGAGCCTCTAATGTAAAATTTGCAGGAGAAGCTCTTATAGGGTTTATGCCTGCTGTTTGTAGTATATAATCACCTTCATTCCAATGTGCAGCCCATTGAATATAATCACTCGATATTTGATCTTTTGGAACTTCTCCACTTACAAGTACTACAATATCATCTGGATCAGGATATTCATCGAGATCGTTTCTTACAGAGTTTACTTCTCCTTGTACACCTACTACTGCACCTGATATTAAATTTAATCCTTTTCTAACTCTAAAAATAAGAGGATCTATCACCTGCCTTATTTCTTGACGTAAATCTCCAAGTGTTTGAAACATAACTACACCTCAATTCTACCGTCAAGCTCGTTTGTATCAATAAAATCTCCGCCTCTTGTGTTATCTTCAGGATTACCTTTAGGATCTTCTACTACTACTTTTTCTTTTTCTATATTGTTTAGAGTGTTATCTTCATAAAGTCTTTGTTCTATTTCACTATTAAAATCAGTTCCTAACATTTTTGCTATAGTATTTCTTGATATGTAGCCTTTACCAGCAGCATCAACAGCGTATTTAATAAGTTCAACTACTTCTGAAGAAGTTATTGGAGCAAATGCCGGTAAAGGTATATTATCAAAATTGTTCTTATTTGCTAAATCTTCATAAATCGAATTTATCCATTGTACTATAGTATTTCTCATCTCTTCTAATGCTGCTATTGGACCCATAGTAGTTGTAATTGCTTGTCCAGAATTACTTCTCAAAGTTTCACCAATTAAAAGAATTCTTGGAAACCCTAAAGCTAAAAAAATGTCTGCATTTGGTTCTGAAAATTTCTCATCTGATAATAAAGCATCTAGTGGAGGATAAGACCAGCTTATTTTTACTGTATGATTTGTAAATAATTTGTAGACAGCTTCTGAACTACCATATTTTGATCGAGAGGTCATCTGATTTCTAAGATCTTCAAGAGTTGTATCATCTTCTGTAACTGGGAAATCTTTATCTCCTGCCTGTATCAACATTATAGCTTCTATAGCTCTACTTGCGATAACATAATCCATTTGTTTAATTCTTAGTTTATGTTTAAGAGAAGATAATGCTGGGATTAAGAAAGGTAAAGGATTGTTAGAATTTACAGGAGGTTTTCTTAATATAGGACGAACAGGTAAATAAATACTATTTACTCCAGCATTTATAAGTCTAACATATTCGGGATAATAGTCTGTTAATCTTTTGTAAAGATCTTTATCATATGAACCGTCTTTTCTTCTACCCTGGTTTTGTACAAATTCTATCTCTTCTGGAGGTATTTTAAGATAAGCTTCTTTATAACCTCCTACCGGGGAACTTTTTATTTCTATATGATCGCTATTTCTAATCCATAAAGGATCTGGTACATAAAATTTAGTTCTACCTAATGATTTATGCATATCTGATCCTTTTATTCTCTTTAGTCCATAATCTGGAACTACTAGTCCAGAAGTTAAATATTCTATACATATTTTATTAAGTAGAGGAAAAATATATTTACTTAGTACATAATTGTAATATTCTAATTCTTTATAATTACAGTCATTTTTTTGATTATGTATTCTTACTACTGCCATATCTGCCATTCTATTAATAACAGAACTGGCTATAGGATCATATTTATAAAAATACCTGCATTGTTTAACTTCTTCCTTGTAATTAGTTGGAAAATTAAAAACACGGGTAATATTAAGTTGTGTTTCTATTTCAGGTATCATTTCTCCATAGGGGGAGTAATACTGAGGATCGAAACTGCTAATAGCCTTTGATAATTTAATTGTTTCTTCTTCCATAATATATTCAGTCGAGGGACATACCTACTTCCTCCTTTCTACTATTCATCCCCCTATATCCATTTTGCGGTAAACAATTTCTTTCTTTTCTTTTTTTGTTTATTTACTGTTTGTAGACTTATGATAAATACAATATAACAAGCAAATATATGATCATCTCCACTTTTACCTTTACCGTTTTCAGATAAAATAAAATATTGATTAACTCCGCTGGAAGATCTTGCATAAGAAACTCTTTCGAGTTGACTTATACCTTGCCTGTCTAATTCACTGAGGATTATTTCTCCTGAAGTTATCATTTTTGCTAATTCTGATCCAGCGAAAGATTTAGCTAGTAATTTCATTTCTACACCATCTTCTTCTCCAAATGGTATCAATTGCTGAAATTGAACTCCGTGAACTTTATCTTTATACCTGGTTCCATATTTTGCAGATAAAAGATCTTGACTTAATCCAATACCTCCACCACCTGCACCATGGTCGATAACGATATAATCGAAGTCGTAATAACTGTCTATCCAGTCTATTATTTCTGCTTGCTTTGGAAAAGGTATTCTTATAAGCTGGTATCTTGATAATACTCTCCATTTTTTTTCATCACTATACCAGGCAAATATTTGTAAAATAGTAGGGTCCACATATCCTGTATCTAACGAAGCTACTAACTTATCAGGTTTTTTATAAACAGAAGGTCTGTCTAATATCTGTTTATAACTTATTTTACTATTAACCTCTTCTTGAGTATATCTTCCATTATAAAAATCAAAAGGTTCAGTAAATATTTTATCTCTGGGAATGATATGAAATACTGGATTTCCGTGTCTCCCTAATACTAAATGTAGATAATCTTCAGAGTCTTCTCCTCCATACTGTATTAGTGAATCTATATTTGCCTCTTCCGTAAAGAAAGGATTTTCGTGTGATGGTACTCTATATTTTTTAAATTTTTTAGATCTTTGATCAACATAGAATAAAACATTTCCATCTCTCATTCCATTAGGGACGCCGCAAAACATTTGCCTTGTATTTCTTTCCCAGCTATTGAATGCTGGTTGCATTTGTATAAGTGCCGACATAGGAAATATTTGACTTTCATCTATAACCATTCTAGGTAAATGAAGTCCAATAAAGTTTGTTTCTCCTGTTTTTCCAGCTATTCTCATATTTAAAATATAAACAGAGCCACTATATATAGGAAATTCCATAGTACCTCTCGATTTATTAATATGACCAAGAAAAGAAGATAAGAATTTACTACTGACAAATCGTAAAAATAGTCTATTTTGGATAGGAGTTAATTGAGCATTATTTGGAGTTGCTAATAACTGTTCTTTTGTATCTGGAAATACTAAATCTGAATTTACAGCATCATAGACCATTGAATCTTCTATAACTAAAGAATTGTGTACAAAAAAGTTACCAGATATGTAGTTATTATAGATCGGTATACTTACAGCATATGTAAATAACTTTGTCTTACTTCTTTCTATAGAAATTATTTTTTCATATTTTATCGCCTCTGTTTTAATTCCTGGATCTGGTACATTGACTGCTTCAATACCAGGTATTGAAAAAGTATGAAAAACTCTACAATAGTCTTCAAAAGTTGATACCTTCATAATATACTCGCCAGATTTATAATAGACCCGTGGTTTTATTTCTGTTATTTTTGTTTCTATACCAAATCTCAATAATATTTCTTGTATATCCTCTGCAAACCTACCATTTGTAAAATTGATAGTTATTCCTTTTTCGGATATTTCTGCATTATGTGATAAAAAAGATTCCATAAATATTTTAAGATTACTTAATTTTTCAGCTTTTAGTATAGGAGGAATCATCAGAAATCCCAATTCCCGTATAATATTTGACATAGGTATTCCGAGCATTGTATAAAGTCTTCTTCCATAACTCCCTACCTCTGCTATCCTTCTTACCATTTTTACAACATCTGGAGTTATGTAATGTAAATTACTTCCAAAAAATTCAGCTATTATTTCTAATTCTTCTTTTTGCCGGTAATTTTTTAAAACAATAGGTGTTTCTCCACCTAAACCTTTTTTAGCACATACCATACCCAACCATCTCAATTCTTCCCATGATAACAAGGATTGTTCAGATTGATGAGGTAATAATGCTGCAACACCTACTTCCATACCCTCTTCTAAATTCTCTATGTTTATATAATCATTCGGTGTCCATATTGGATGTTCCGCTGTACCTTTAAATTTGTGATTAGATTCAGTTTTAACCTCATAAACATATTCCTTCGAATTGTAGTGTATTTCCCCTCTTCTTTGTATAAAATTATCTTCACGATCTCTTACATAAAATATGGCTAAATTATGTTTATTATCTTTGCTATATAAATCCATCAATTTCATATAACCGTAAGGATACGTATATACTCTCTCAGATAAAGGTGAACATTTTCCTATTGCTCTACCTCCTGTTAAGGATATATAAGGATTTTTATCGGATAGTATATCTTTCTGATACCAGCGATAATGGAATGGAGAAGAGGGCCATTCTTGTGGTATAGACGAAGCGTCATGTGTAGATCGTAAAAATTCACCGAACCAGATTGGGTCTTCTACAACTTCTAGTAAGTCTAATTCTTCTCTAGGTAATTTTTCTATAAGTGTCATAATTATCCTCCTTCAAAAGCAGACTTATCTACAGTTATTGTTTCGTCATCATCAACAAAGTCTTCATCCACAAATGTATCTCTTATTATATCTGGTTGTATAATTTCAGCTTGATAAGTCCTCCAATCAGAATCCTTTATATCAAACATTCTATTCTTCTCTTTCCTTTTTGTATTTATCATTTTCCCACACTGACTGCATTGGAAATAACAGTTATACGAAGTATAACTATGTACAGGTGAGATTCTTCCAACCATAACTTTACAGTCGTTGCAATAGACTTTTACCATCCTATCTTCTAAAAAATTACCTGCTATTGTTTTAAGATGTCTAATGTAGGATGATATATCTCCACTCGTTTCTTGCTCTTTCCTTGTCTTTCTATCAATAGCAAGGGTTTTTTGTAAGTCCGTTACTGTTCTTGTAGCATCCCGTAGAAGATCTGACAATTTCTTAATATTTGAAGCATGTCTGATAGGATTATCTTCGATTAGTTGTTGTATTCTTTTTTGAAGATCATCAATCATTATTTCGGTTTTTATAAGAATTTGGAGTAAAGTTAAATCATTCGCATCATTTAGTTCTTCAATTGAATAATGCTGCTCATAAGTTTCCATCTTCTTTTTATACTTAATATCAAAATTATCACCCTCTTCTTCTAACTGAAACTCAAAAACATCTTCTTCCATCCTTTCCAATTTTTACCTCCCTTAAAAAATAATAGTGGAGATGTGATTAACACCTCCACTTTTTTTATCTAACTGGACAAATTCCTGATTCACACTCTGAATCTATTATTTCAGATATTGAATACTCTGATCTCGTGAGTAATTCATATAAATCATCCTGGGAGATTTCTTCTACTCTTCTGTTATACTCTTCTTCAGAAATCTCTTCATAAGGCATAAGAGGATACACACCCTCTCTTTTAGGAAGAAAAGCAACAGCTACGTAGTCATCCCAGTTATCATAAATGTAATCTACCACTTGATCCCACTCATCATCTTCTACATAAATTGTGGAAGAGGTGTTATGATCTGACCAGTATTTCTGGAATCTTATATACCTTTTTAACTGATCAATCGCTGATTCATCTTTAGCTCTTTTTGTTGATTCTGTCTTAACAGGAAATTCTATAACCCAAGTTGAAGAATCCTTTAAAACTTCAAATTGTTCAAATTTAGTTAATGTATTAAAAGATTCTACATCTGGACCCTGTCCTGTTTCAGGATATATAGGATAACCTTTTCTACTTGCTACTTTAGCAAGAGGATCACTTGAACTTATCCTAACTCTTCGGATATAAAAAGGAGCAAAAGCTCTATAACTACTACTAGAAACAGTAGGTAATTGAGGTATGGTACCTCCTGGTTTCATAGTAGTAACTAATAAAGGTTTAGGAATTCTCATTTCAAATGAATAATCCTCTGTTGTTTTAACTGCTACAGATTTTAAAATTTTAAGAAGTTCTTCTTCTTCTAATTCACTTAACTGCAAAGAATCTACAGCATCCATCCAACCAAATAATCCTACTCCAACAAGACGATCTCTTTTTTGTATAGTATCCCAGTTTTCTAATTCTAGTTCAATATTTGTCATACGAATTCCATGTTTTACTGCGAGTTCAATTGCGTGTTTTAAACCTTCGAGATCTAATTCACCATTCTTGACAAATGCTTTAACATTTACATCGCATAAATTACAAACTCCTCTACTTGAAAGAAGTATTTCTGCACATGGATTTAAACCTTCAAACCAGGGTCTTCTTTGATTAGCAGCTTTATAGTTTATAAAACCCTTTATATGGACTATATCATCATCCTAATTACTAGGAGCTAACCGTTCGGTAATTTTATAATGAAAACTTTTAAATAAGAAAGGATAAACTCCTTCTATAAATCTTTCAGATTCTGACTTCGAGGTACGTAAATAAAACTTATAGTTACCGGAAGCCAGCTTATGTTTAAATATCCCAAATCTTATTCCTGTTTTTTCTTCTATTGCTTTTTTTAGTAGAATGTTATCTCCAAATGTAAAAGAATGTGTAGCGATACCGATTCTTTTATACCCGTCTTTTCTTTTTTCCATCCAGCCGTCATCCATAAAAAAGATAGCTAAACATTCCCAATCAAATAGTTTTAAGTCATGATAACTTATAGATTTTATTCCATTATAGTAAATTCTTCTTCTCATTTTTGTGTATATAGGATGCCTGCCTGTTTGTAAAGAAAACTGTCCTTGTACATTAAAACCTCTTTTATCCTTATAAGGATTTCTATAAGATATTTTTACATCACTTATACTACTTAATACCTCTTTTTGAAATTCAAGATAATCTTTATGAGTATCTACTTGTTTAATCCCATAAAAACTATTTTCTTTTTTTTCTACTTTAGATAAATAACCGTCTCCTAAAGTAAAAGCAAATATATATTTTGTTAAGTCTTTTCTATTCATTATTTTCTCCATTACCATAGTCTCTACACAGCTCACTAAGGAGTTAGCACGGTGTTATTCTTTCGAGTTTTCACCGTTTTTAGGTTAGTTTTACATGTATTTTTACAAATACACGGCCCGGTTTATTGGTATAGGCTCACCACTGTTTTTTATCTTTTCTGCTAATTTCATAAGTTTCTCTTTTGAAGGTTTTTCAAAAAACATAACAGAATTATTTGACATCATTCTCCAATATTTACCGTAGTTGTTTGAACCTTCTTTGAAAAGGTCATGCTTTGCTTCTAGTATTTCTTGATCATAAGTATCAAAAATACACATTTCACTAGTTCTTCTTACCTATTTTCTGATGTTTCCACCAGGATCGGACTATATCTTTACAAGTATATTATACTAAAAATAGCAATAATTATAGCAATAATAAAAAGAGCTACCCATGAAGCACTATCGAAAAATTTTATATCATTATATAATTTTTCTTCTCCTAATAATATTGATTCTATTTTTAAAAATGTTATTCTTAGACATTTTCTTGGATCATCTTCTTTGTAGGTAAAATTATATCTTTCTTTTACATTGTATTCACAGATGTAATTATCACGTTCATCTATAGAACATTTTAAATAAATATTATCTTTTATATAAACTAGATCTACGTAATAAAATAAAATATTTAATTCATCTACTTCACTTTCGTTTATATATTGATAAAATTCTGAAAGATTATTGAAATAAGCTATACTTGTCTGTAAATTTTCTTCTTTTTTATTTAATATTTTTAGTATCATAAATTCCTTGTATTGGGTGCTAATGAGAAATTATTAGTACGACATTCTTCATTCTCTAGTCTCTGAACCTTCTTTAGTACAAAATTGTCGATTCCTAAAGCTCGGCTGCTGATTAGCATAGGATATAAAAATCCCTTAGCCTTCCAGCAATTCTCCCAATTTAACGGCGGCATAAGTTAAACTCTACCGCCAACAACTACGTAATATCCGATAATATTAGCTATATCTAAACACTTGATAGAAGTAAGAAAGCTTCCTTTATGTTTTAAAACTCTATGTATCCCTTTAAACATATCACGAAGGGCTTCATGTCCTGAAGATCTCCCGCCAAATGTTTTAAGCATTTCTCCTTTTGGTCTTACACTATCATAATTTACTAATATAGTTTCAAGATCCTGTCTTTGTATCGCATTTAAGTAATGAGAAAGTGCTTGTGTCCACCCTTTTTTACTATCACCTACTACTATATAGTAGTTCCCGTCTTCCTCGAATGCCATTGTTTCTTCAATACGTTCTTCTTTTCTTTTACCATGATAAGGTTTATTAGCTAATGCTATTTTATCATTAATTTCTGGTAATTTACTAATATCTTTTTCAAGTACTCTAAATCCTACTCCTGCACCTACTAATAAAAGATGAAAAAGTTCTTCAAAAGATTTCATTGAATCGATAACAATAAAAGCACAGTTAAAGTTGGCGAGAGGATTTCTTTTTGCGGCTTCGGTCCCTCCTATCCACAAAGTTCTACCAGCGGTAAATGTTTTCATTTCAAAAAGATGCTGAAATAAATCTTTTGCTTCTTCTTCTTTATTATCTTTATAACCACTATAAAAACTCATAGAATAATTCACTGTTCTTCTACAAGTATCCTTCCATTCTTCTCTTTTACCTTTTTTTTCGTTATAACGAGAATATGTACGGTAATATACAAATTCTCCTAATCCATTACCCCCAAAAGGAGGATTTGTATACTCATTTGCATACTTTTCTGTAATATAATCCATTAATCACTCCATTGTTCCATAAGATAATTACCTTCATAAATTTCTCTGTACCGATCATCAAGAAATCTTCCTTGCAGTATATCTTCACATTTTTGATAGATACAGGAGTAAAATCCGCTTAATTCTATAGACATTCTTTTATTATTTTTATCAACATAGCTAACTTTGATAAATTGATAACGAGGTACTTGTATTACTTTTCCAGGAATAATAATATCTGATTCTATAGAATCTATCATTGTATTATTCGTATCTTTAATAAAAGAATTAATCATGAATAGACTTCTCTTATTTCCTGTTAATTTAGCATTTATATAGATTATGTTTAAATTATAGCCTGCATGTCTTGACGTGATATACCTCGTATTATATTTTTGCATTATAGAATACATATCTTTTGATATTTTAATAAAAGAAGTCCCCGAAAAATCGAGGACTTCTTCAGAAGCACTTTTATAAAAATTTTCGTTTTCATGAAGTAACATAACTTTACCTTACATTTTAAGAAATTCCGTTATAGCAATAGGAGTACTAGTGTCCACTCCTATAAAATCCATAGCAAGAGGATTACTTATATGCGACTGATATTTATTATAAGCCATGCTTACATATGCCAATTTTGCATTACTATTAACTTTTCTTAAATACTCTCTATAAGCTTGTTCTGGATAATTATTACCCGCGTATGTTTGATGGTCTGTATAAATAATAATACCATCTGCCCTTATATTATTTTCAACAGCATAGTTAATAGGAGAAGCTACATCAGTACTTCCATGACATACCTGTCTTGCATATTCTATAATCTGATCAATACTATTATACCTCGAAATATCTAACTTAGATGTTTGATTATTAAATTTAGTGGTATATACATACCTTTCTGTAGCTACATGAATATAAGCAAGCATCATAGCTAAAGCACTTGTTTGTATATTACCTAATTGTTTATTTTGATCAAATGACATTGATCCACTTACATCAACAGCAATAAAAATACTTTTTCCTGAAGGTTCAATATTACCAAGACTTTTGAAAAAAGCTTTATTTAAAGCATCAAGTATATTTTTTCTTGTATCAAAATCTCTTGTTCTTGAATGAAATGTGTTTTGTATAGTAACGTAAGCTTTAAGTATTTCTATAGGATGTACCCTTGATCTCCTTAAAGCAGATTCGTTATTCAAACTATCGATCAAGTATTTATATGCCTGGGAACCAAAATCTTCTATAAGACCAGGAATTCTTGACATTGCATTAATGTTTCTAATTAGTGCTCCCATCGGCATTCCCACTTTAAGCATAGACTCCCATACTTCCGATATTTTTAACATTTGAGTTGGAATAGCTTCTCTAGGCATTCTATATTTTTCAATTAAATACAAAGGACTTTCGTCTCTATTTTCGTCTTTAATAGCTTCAAATGCTTGAATTATACTCGGAAGATTTTCGATTTGTACATCATCTTTTTTTAGAATATACTTAAATAACTCGTTATGCTCTTCACTTACTGGATGAGAAAGACGAAGAAGATCTCTATGACTATATCCGTACCTCTGTTGATATTTAACCACTTGATACGCTAAATCATCGACATTCTTACTTGTGTACCAATTAGCGACACCGTTCTTTAAAGCCCTACCCCAGCCTCTATAAGAGGATACTATATCGACAAATCTGAACAAGTGTGAACCTGTTCTAACAATACTATTTATAGAATTTTTTGCAAATTGTACGGTGCTTTTATTTGATAATTTTGAATCTAAACATAGAGCTAGTACAAATAAACAAGTATCGCTATGTACATTTCTCCCAGATAAACTAACTTCAAGAGTCTCTTGTACAACTCTTACTCCGTCTTCTTTAATACATTCTTTAATATTTTCAAATGCTTCTTGCGTTAGTTTACAAGAATCAGAATAAAAAGTATTACTAGCAGTACCAAGTATTAAAAACTTCGTCAATAAATACCATTTATCATTTAAAAAAGAATAACCGCCTTCGTCATTCTTTACAGCATTCATCCAAGGAATTTTTTGATTAGTTTTTTCGGCTCTTTTTCCTAATGATTTATAATCCATTTTCCACCTTTTTTAAAACTTAAAGAGCTACACCAATATAAATTCTACCCCAGAATTATTTTCTTTTTTGAAATCTGAATCTGTTGAAGGGAAATAAAAATTTACAACAACTGCTTTTTCATGTACTTCTTCGTTTATTTCTTGAGCTAACGATGTTTTATATCGAGCAGCTTGATTAATAGCTTTAAATCTTGTAACTGGTTTGCTAATATTTACTTTTAGTTCAACAATAAGTGCTTTTCTTTTACCATTTTCTTCAAACCATACAACAATATCAATTTCATCGCGTACATCCCGTAAAGACTTCCCTTCATATAATACTGGAACTGTTCTTTGAAATTCGCAATCAAGTCCTGCTTGTTTTGAAAGTTCTATTTCTAATGCTTTCTCATATCTACTTTCATCTTCCATAAAAGGAAAATACATAGCTACCTTAAAACAAGAGTTTTTGATAATCTCAATAACATCTTCTCCCTTCATAAGTACCTCCTTTTTTTAATTGAAGCAAAGGAAGAATGAACTCATATCAGCCAATGATGATTACCATACTCTTCCTCTGCAATGGCGCGGTTGGCAGGATTCGAACCTGCGGCCTACGGTTTAGAAGACCGTTGCTCTAATCCACTGAGCTACAACCGCTCTTTTAAAGTGAGCAAATATTTTTATAAGGTGAATATAGAAACCGGATTAGTTACTGATAACCTTATAAACTCGGCTCACTTGTTCTTTAATGAACAAGTATTGATAGAAGCTTGATATCTTAATTGGGAGATAACCTTCTATCTTCGGTTCATTATTATTTTCTAATATGAAGTGAGCAAATAGCGTGAGAAGGTGAAAACAAATTAAATTAAAATAATCTTCTGATAACCTTCTCACTACGGCTCACTAAAGTAGTGTATTTATTATATCATGTATTGAACTACTTGTCAATACCTTTTCTAGTATTTTATTAAATTCTATCACATCTCTAATGTATATAAATCTATTCTTTTTATCTCCATATATTTCTCTATATATAACTTTATTTATTTTTAATCGACAAGGGTAAGAATTAGATCCATATACTACATAAAGAACTTCAAAAGAAAAAAATTCTGTATAAAGTATCAACTTATATCTAAAAACACTCTGAGTATTATTTGCACCTTCAACAAATTCTAATCTTGTTTTTATAACTTTATACTTTTTATTAAAAAGGTCAGACTGTTTATTCAATATCTTAAAAGGAGAGTCATCACTCCTTTTTTGATTCGGCAAGTTTCCCCACATATCATCTAATAAACTGCTATTTTTTACCATTTTTCCCATAATAAAGTATCAGTATCTTTTTTAAGATAAAGAGGGTGTTTTGGAGTCCCTGTTTTATTAACTCCTAAACAATAAACTCTTTCTTTAAAAGGCTTAATAATTTGTAATACTTCTTCTCCTCTTTTATACAAAGATCCATGATTACCCCAGCAAATTACTATTTTGTGTGAACATTCACAATATTCTTTAATCACTAGATCTATATTGAAATAATTATGTTTCACTTGTTTAAGGTACTTTGGATCTGTTGATCTTAGAGAAAATATATTTAACATATGAAAATACCCGTATCCCCATTCTCTTGCCCATTCGCTGCATTTATGAACTGTAGGATCATCTTTTTCTTCTGTAGCTGTAGAAGGATTGAGTCCGATAAAAGAAATCTGAAGTGTATTTTCTTTATCTAATATATTTGTAAGTAGGTACCTATAGGTTTCATCCTCTGAATACAATGCTCTAGAATAAACTACATCCTTTTTTTCTTTACTTATTTTTTCTATCATATATTAACTCTTTTTCTTAGTATCAAACTCCATACTACACCTCCAAAAACTTTTGCTATAAATTGCCCCATTATGAGCCAAATAATAACACTGCCAAAAGCCAACGTTGGAGACACAATGCTGTCTATCAATGCGCCAACAACGTTGCTGAAATTGACCCTTTGAAACCAATGCCGATTATGCAACCAGTGATAGACAATGGCATTACCTGTCGCTGCACTTCCGAACGCAATACAAGATGCAAGTGCAATAATGCGTTAAGTGCAAAGCTCAATACACTGCCAGTTATAATTGGTATTCCCATTTTCCATACAAACTCTTTTTGATCCCACTGATTATGCAAAACATAACGAATTGTTAAATCAAATGCTATCAGCAGGAAAGATACTGGTATGTCTGCTATTATTTCCCATCTGGCTATTGCCAAATTCGACAACACTATAGCGATGAGGTACATCAAAACCAGCTTGTATCCACATGTCCATAACATTTTGCATCGAAAGCTCAAAAGCCAAATAGGGAGCATTATGTTCTTTATCTCTTCCTATTTCCCAAAGTTTTACCCAATGACCTGTTCTGCCTTTTCGTTTTCGCCAAAACTGTGCTCTTTGTACTGCCATTTTCATTGTCATATTACCGTCCGTACTTACTACATTTAGATAATAAGAAAGTACTAGTTGTTTATGCGGTGATCCGCCAAGAAGATGTACTGGACGATCTCCAAATTCCGATAAAGGTACAGTTGTTCCTCCATACTTTGTCGGTACACTATAACCAAGAATAACTTGTTTTCCATTAATCAATTCAGGAATTTTGTTTATAACACCTAAAACCTTTGGAATAATAACAACCTGTTCGGCAATTAATGACACATCCTTTGCCCAATCTATAACTTCTTCGAATTGGTTCTCATCTTCGAGATCAAGAACAGTAGCCATAACTGGACGGTATTTTTCAAGCTCTGCAAGATATTTGACTTTGTTAGGATTCTTCCAATCTTGATCAGCAAAATAAATAGGATGATGTATCGTTGCCGGTAGACGACTACCGTAAAGCCACCCATTATTAACTGCAATATCTGCGAATTGTTTACGATCACCACCGCAATAGATCAGTTTGATAGATCTTTTTGCCAT